CTGTAGGACCTGTAGATCCAGTGGAACCTTGAGCACCGGTAGGACCTGTGGGACCAGTAGGACCAGTAGGACCTGTATCACCCTTAGTTCCTGTTCTGGCAAAAGTGACAATTATGTCTTCATTATTACTAAAAGAGGTGGAACCAGAAAGGTAGGATACACTTACTTTATGATATCCTGATACTTCAGTGTTTGTTCCACTAATTGTAAATATTGTAAAATCGTCCGCATTTAATCTATTTGATATTCTTACATGTCCTTTAACTGTTGATGTTGAATCATCAATTGTTCTTAAAAATGCTTGTATGTCTGTCCCACTACCATCAGAATCATGAATGAATAGTTTAGATGCGCTGCTTAAGTTGGCATTATTTGATCTTAAATTACCAGAACCTGGATTCTCATCAGCAGTTGCGGTTTTGAATGTATAATCAAAAGTTGCACCACCAAAGTTTCCATCAGCACCTTGAGGTCCTGCGGTGCCTTGTACACCTTGAGAACCCACTGAACCCGTGGAACCCTGAACACCTTGGTTACCTTGAGGTCCCGTTGGACCTGTTGGACCTGTGGATCCAGTAGCACCTTGAACACCTTGAGCACCAGTGGCACCTTGATTACCTTGAGGTCCTGTCAAACCACTATTAGGTCCCACCCAATTACCACTAGAATTAATTACTTGAGTGCTTCCTACATAATATCCACCAGAAGCAGTGGTAATACCAGAGGAGTTGACTTGTAATACATCAAGACCAGTTGTGTGAAGACTTTGAGTATGGAATTGAATTCCTTGAGTATGACCTAATGTAAGTGCTGCGCCGACATTAACTAAGTTATTATCGCCATCAAGAGTCAGAGAAGAGTCACCAACGGTCAAAACACCAACAATTCTGGCATCTCCAGAAACTTTTAAATCACCAGTTATTGTTACACCAGTGCCGATGGTTTCAAGTTTCTTTGAATCATTATGGTAGAGATTTACTCCTCCTCCAGATGTTCCATTTAAAATTTCTGCACCTGATGGATTTTTTACAAGAAATTGAGAAGTTTTAACAATTAACTGACCAGTTCCAGTTTCGTCAATATAACTATGATCTCCATCATGATAAATCTGTAAGTCATTACCATCACCAAAACGAACCTTTACGTCATCGTCATAATCAACACCATTTCCTCCACCTGCTGATGTTCCAGTAGCACCTTGAACACCTTGAGCTCCAGTAGCACCTTGAACACCTTGAGGACCTGTGGGTCCAGTAGGTCCAGCAGCACCCTGAACACCTTGAGGACCTGTGGGTCCAGTAGCACCTTGATTACCTTGAGGACCTGTGGATCCAGTAGCACCTTGAACACCTTGAGGACCGGTAGGACCCGTAGGACCTGTGGGTCCAGTGGGTCCAGTGGGTCCAGTAGCACCTTGAAATCCTTGATTACCTTGAGGTCCTGCGGCACCTTGAACACCTTGAGGACCTTGAGGTCCTGCATTGTTAGCAGCTACCCATTGTGCGGCACCATCACCGTCATCATAGTAAAGAAAAAGGTTTCCATTCTCAGAGTCATACCACAAATCACCTTCATCAGGGTTGGAGGGAGGATTAGTTGATACTGAAACACTTGCACTTCCACCACCAGAAATACTGATGTCAATAACGTCGGTAGAAGCGTTATATAAGAAAGTATTTCCAGTTCCTACAAAATTTAAGGTCTTTACCGGACCACTGACAACACTTGTTCCGGCAGAACTAATGCCAAGGTTGAAACCACCTGTTGCGGTGACTACACCAACAGCGTCGATACCACCAGATAGAACCTTAAGTCCTACTCTAGCAGTCGCAATACCAAGAGAATCAACATTGGTAACGTCTTCGTAAGTAAGAGTTCCTGCAATGGAAACATTCCCACCAACGCTTAAATTTGTTCCATCAAAAGTTAGATTGGCAGAACCAGAAGTTACATTAGATGAATTCTTGAATACAACTTGATTCGCTGTACCACCAACAATAGCACCCGAAGCACCCTGAGCACCAGTGGCACCTTGAGCACCAGCGGCACCCTGACGACCTTGATTACCTTGAGGTCCAGTTGGCCCAGTAGATCCAGTGGCACCTTGGACACCTTGATTACCTTGAGGTCCTGTTGGACCCGTGTTACCTGTGCCACCTGTACCACCTGTAGCACCTTGGACACCTTGAGAACCTTGAGCACCAGTGGCACCTTGACGACCTTGAGGTCCTTGAACACCTACGGAACCTTGAACTCCTTGTGCTCCAGGATCGGGCACTCTTTGCCAAGCAGATCCATTCCACTGCCACCTACGACCATTAGCAACAAAAAAATCGTTTAGGGAAGGACTATTTGGAAAATTTAGTGCCGCCATTATCTATACTTTTTGATTATTTATTAGACCAAGTGATCCTCACAATAATACCAAGTGACTGCCACTCTCTTCTTTCCAGATTTTACCGGAGTTGAGCAATGTGGAAAACACCAATTAGATGGAAAAAATAATGCTCTACCTGCTGCTGGTCTAAAATCATGCTCAGGAAGCATCTTAAATTTAGTTGCCCCACCTTCAAAATCATCCGACAAATACATTACAACAGATACTTGACGATGATAAAAATCACTCTTTGGATCTGTGCAGGCATCAAAGTGATAATTATATTTTTGTTCTTTCGTATATTCTAAGACTTGAATTCCTTCTCTGTTAGAACTGGTTTCCTTAGCACCAGGTATTGGATAACCATCAAGAGCGATGTCATACTTAAAAAGTCTATCTCTATATTCCAACAACGCAGTATTCATGCCATCATGAAGTACCTGTGTCGCAAAATCACCATCTATCATGACGGTTCCAGTGCTTGAACGAACACTGGTGTCTTGCCTTTCTCTCCCGTCTGCATCAAAGATGGTGTTCGCCTTAAAAGTTAAAGTATCAATATACTCGTTGACAATTTTTAATTGCTCATCATCAAGGACACGGATGTCCTGAATAAAGTTTTTCATAACAAAATGCTTTTAAGTATTTATAAACCTGCCTGATAATTTCCACTTCCAGTCGGTCCTGTATTATTGATAGTACCAGTAGCATTACCCGACAAATTAACACCAATGATTTTTATATTATCATGATTAGATCCATTTATAAAAATACCGTAACCTTGAGTTCCAGTGCCAGATAATGTTAAATTACCACCGACGTGACCACCAGCAATGTAAACATTATCAATATCACTTCCAATCGTAATTCCATGATTTGTTCCACTATTACTCTTACTATTTCCTCCACATACAGGATTGACAATACTGGTATTACCACCATTACTATCAACTAATATCCCATGACCCTTGTTATCCCTAACGTTTGGGTTTGTAATATTAACCGATGCATCTAAACTTGTTGAAAGTTCAATCCCATGACCTTCATTAGTGCATGAGAAGCAATTGTCAACTGTGATAAAGTTGCCATTACCACCACTACCTGCACTACTAAAAGTAAAACCAGCAGAACCAGATGCTCTCTCTGCCTCAGCATTTTGAAAGTATAAGAACTCTCCTTCCCAAGTGGTTGTTGTATGGTAAGAACGATTCAATCTAATCATAGATGTATTTGTTACGAAAACTGTGTTTACATAATTTTTCAAAACGATTCCATCAACCTGGGCATTAAGGTTTGACCCATCAGGAGAACCGTCACCAACACAATCAGCAATTCTTATCTGGTCTGCTCTTTCGGAACCATTTTCATCCAAAGTAATCAAAGCTCCAGTACCTTCATTAGTAGGCACGTTTCTAAATCTACAAGCCCTGATGATTGAATCACTTAAACCTTTCCAATGTATACAATTTTTTATACCATGGAACACACAATTTTCAATTAAGTGTCCTTGACAACCAGCATTTGCTTCAACGTAGATAGCACCATTACCGCCACTAATACCACTATTGCCGCCACTACCATTTGAAGCGCCGCCTTTGAATGTAATACCTACAAAATGAATTGCGCGAGAATTTGTTATATTGAAAAATTCATCGTCAGCATCTCTTCTTAATACAGCACCACCACTGTCACTCCCGCCACCATAATTTTGCTGTCCAGCACCCACAAATCGAACAGAATTATTGCTAGACCCCAAAGAAATTGCAGCATTCAGATAGTATGAACCACCAGGAATATAGACTGTTCCACCGTCACTTCCTAAAGCAGTGACAGCATTATTGATCGCTGTAACATTAGTACCATCAGTCGCACTTGTACTCGCACCATAATCGGAAATATTGACAAATCCTGCGCTTGTAGAACCAGAAGAACCTTGAACACCTTGAGATCCAACAGCACCTTGGACACCTTGAGATCCTGGGGCACCTTGAGCACCTTGAGGTCCAACTTCACTTATGTTAATAGTACCATTCATACCGGAATGGTTTTGGCAAACATAATATAAAGTGTTTGGAGCGTTGAAAGGAACTTCAAATGTTATTGTTCCGACTTGAGTACCGTTACCAGTAACTCCAGTGCTATAAACATTTGAAGCATTGTATGCACCAGAACTTGTCTGGAAATAGAATGGATGACCAGAAGTATTAATGCTGAAAGTATAAGTAAATCCGCGAAGCAAATTTAAAGTAGGATCATTCGCTCCATCAATTACATAATGAGAACTACCACTATTTGTTACCGTGTAGTCTCTAGCACCTGAAATTCCTTGATGACCTTGAGCACCCTGAACACCTTGAGAACCAGTACCAGCAGTACCCTGGACACCTTGATGTCCTTGAGCACCTTGGACACCTTGAGGTCCTGCTACAGATGAATCAGCACCAGGAGAACCCTGAACACCTTGAGATCCAACAGCACCTTGGACACCTTGAGGTCCAGAACCAGTGGCACCTTGAACACCTTGAGATCCAACAGCACCTTGGACACCTTGAGGTCCAGCACCAGTGGCACCTTGAACGCCTTGAGATCCAGTAGCACCTTGAACACCTTGAGGTCCTGCTACGGATGAGTCAGCACCAGGAGCACCTTGACGACCTTGGTTACCTTGAGCTCCAGCAGTGCCTTGAGCACCACCAGGAGATCCTGCGGCACCCTGAACACCTTGAGCTCCCTGAACACCAGCACTGCCTGCCGTTGAAACATTTGATCCATTATTAGTAATGTGAGGAGTATCACAATTATCAAATCTATTGTTTAATGCTTGTGAATCGGTGACTGAATTTGTAAATTGAATTACAGGATCATCACACCCTTTAAATTGATTATTATCAAAAAGTATTTCATTAGCGTAAGTAATGTATGCTCCTCTGTCTGTGAGTGCATTCCTACCTGAAAAACCTGCATGAAATAAATTTTGATGTATATGAATATTCTGACATTTAATATTTCCGCTTGTTTGACCACCAAACTCAATTCCATACCAGTCTACAAGACTTCCGATAGAAGTAATATCACAAGCCTGAAGGTGATTATTAGATATGAATGATTGAAAAACACGTTGGAATAATATACCCTTTTCATGTGTATTAAAATGACAGTTTATAACAGTGACGAAAGGCTCTCCAGTTTCAGATCCACCTGAATTAACATGGTTATCACTCTGTACACCTCTATCCGTATTGATTGCTAAACAGCTCTCAACATGAATACCCTCACATGCTCCTCTTATCAAAAATGCAGCACCAGGATCTCCACGTAAATCCGAAACCTGACATTGAAAAAAACTAAAATCAAGGCAACCTATTTCAGCTCCATTAGTCAAGAATCCATAATCAGATTGATATGACGATGCAGGATTTCCTCTAAAAATTGCTCTATTACAATAACTATTACGACAATCTTCAAAATGAAATCCTTTTTGCCATCTGCTTGTACTTCCATTATATTCTGCGACAACGTTCTCAATAACTACATTTGGATTAATTGATCCACCAGTAGTAGCAGTATCTTTTGCATAAATTGGACTTCCAGATTTATCTGCAGATGCTCTCAATTTAAGATCTCTTACTGTAAGAGTTCTTTCTGGACTATCTGTAGTCCAGTGTATACCATTTGCACCAGTTGCAGTTTCCCAACTTAAAATACTTACACGTTCACCATCCCCAAAAAGAGAGGTATTTGTATTTGAGATATCAATTTCATCGTTAAATTCATATATTCCTGCTGGTATGTAAATTCTTTTTGCATGAGCGAGAGCACTTTCAAATCTACTAGTATTATTGGTTCTAACTGTATCTGATTTTGAACTTCCCTTCTCTACACCAAAATCTAATATGTTTACAAAGTCATCTAACTTTGATTGAATAGTTCTTTGAACAGAATTAGCAAGACTATTTGTATAGTTAGTAGCAACTGAACCAGCGGCACCTTGAACACCTTGAGATCCAGTAGCACCTTGGACACCTTGAGATCCAGTAGCACCTTGGACACCTTGAGGTCCTGCTACAGACGAATCAGAACCAGGAGCACCTTGGACACCCTGATTACCTTGAGATCCAGCACCAGTGGCACCTTGAACACCTTGAGCACCAGTGGCACCCTGGACACCTTGAGGTCCTGCTACAGACGAATCGGAACCAGGAGCACCTTGGACACCCTGATTACCTTGAGATCCTGAACCAGTGGCACCCTGTACACCTTGAGCACCCGTGGCACCCTGGACACCTTGCGCTCCAACATCACCAACTCTTCTCCATAATACACCATTCCACTTAAAAGTTACACCATTTTCAGTGTGTGTATCATTTAATGATGGAGATGCTGGAAAATTAAACGCAGCCATTATCTATCTTTTTAGATATTTATAGTGCCGCAATAATAAATGCAAGAAGTTCTGCGTAGCGTATGCTGTATCGATTACCGGCAGCAACTAATTCATTACCTTCAGAATCAAGTTCTGCATCCCACTCATCATAGCAAACAATGCCATACCGCATAGGATCAAGTCCTTCAGATTCAAACGCTGCGATAACTTGTTGTGCTACAACGCCGACATGAATTCTAGCATTCTCACCTTTTGCTTCAACAGCGTCTCTGAATCGGTATTTTTTGACAAGACCCTTGAGTGCAGTAGCTACACGAAGTTCAGCATCAGACAGAGCTTCAATATCTTGTTTTAGACGTTCATCGGAAGCGCCAATAGTCTCTGTTACAGCATATATGTTTGACCATCTAAGAGCAGATTCACCCAAAGATGTATCGTTGTGTACTTGTGGTCTAAATGCTGTACCGTATACACTTAACCTACCATTACCTGTGGTGGAATCACCACCAGAAGCTATCAATCTAGCATCATAGTCAATGTTGTTTCCGCTAGAATGGAAATCAATAACTGGAGTATTTGTACTGCTTAAACTACCAAGCTCAATGCCAGCATTTGTACCAGACAACTTAAGTGAAGTGCTTTTTAGTGACACACCTGTTGCTTTTAACAGTGAATCAGAAAATGTATAACCGGTAAAATCAATACCATTAGCAACAGTTGCTGTACCCGTAGTTTCAATTAGGTTTCCTGTTGTAGCAACTGGATGGCTACCGTTCATGTTGCCAAATAGAATACCAGATTTTTTACCAGTAGTTCCTGATGCTGCTTTTGAAATTGCAAGAGCACAATCATAAACACTACCCTGAACTTCATCCTTAGTAGCAATCTGAAGACCAGAGATGTAATAACAAGATGCACCAGAAAGAACACGAGAATTGATTTCTGCGCCGGTTACGTTATAAAGGTGAGTTGCACCACTCTGGATAAGAGCAATGGAAGACATACCAAAGTATGAACCCTTTGAGTTTGAAGCCGACGTAGAATCAGTTCCTCCATCATTTACTGCCGACTTTACCTGACCCTGCATTCCAACGTAATTTCTGTCGCTGCTGCCCGAATTAGTTGTTGCAGTTTGCTCAAGATAACCATAAATGCCATGACGACCACCTTTTGTATCAGATCCTCCAAATTTATGAAGAACTTTGAATCCATTTACCTTTGATCCGGCAATGGCTTCTTGATCTACATCATCACCAAGAACTACAACTTCTGAAAAAGAAGTTTCAGATCCTTGTTGTCTGAAACCAAATATATGTGTTCCGTCTGGCAAGTTGTTAGCATTGCTTACCAGAGTTTCACCTTCGTATTTGAAAACAATGCGTTTTGTTCCAACAGAGGGTTTAGAGTCAAGTTTGTAAATTCCAGTAGATGTTTGTGGAAAATATATGCAACCACCTACGCTAGGAAGTCCACCAATAGCGTCACTAACCGCCGTTGCATCGTCAGTAGAATTATCTCCTACTGCACCGAAATCTTTGATGTTTACAAAATCATCTAATTTTGACTGGATAGTTCTCTGAACAGAATTTGTAAGACTATTTGTATAGTTAGTAGCAACCGAACCGGCAGTGCCTTGAACACCTTGGGCACCTTGATTTCCATTAGGACCTGCTGCGATTTCTACCCACTGTGCAGAGGGTGATCCAGAACCATCATCATAGTAAACTGCTAATATAGCATCATCACTATCCCACCACATGTCACCAGCACTAGGAGATCCTGGTGGACTGGTAGAAATTGTCAAATTATTTGTAGCACCTTGGACACCCTGATTACCTTGGGATCCAGCACCAGTGGCACCTTGAACGCCTTGAGCACCAGTGGCACCTTGGACACCTTGGGATCCAGCACCAGCAGCACCTTGAACGCCTTGAGCACCAGTGGCACCTTGGACACCTTGGGATCCAGCACCAGCAGCACCTTGGACACCTTGGTTACCTTGAGATCCAGCAGTGCCTTGAACACCTTGAGGTCCAGTAGCACCTTGGACACCTTGAGCTCCAGCAGTGCCTTGAGCACCACCAGGAGATCCTGCGGCACCCTGAGCACCAGTGACACCTTGGAATCCTTGATTTCCAGCACTAACTATACGAACCCAAGAAGATCCATCCCACTGCCACTTAATACCATTTTCTATGTGGGTATCGTTTAGACTGGGACTACTTGGGAAATTTAGTGCCATTATCTACACTTTTTTGGCTATTTATGTAGAAGGTGTATCCTCATTTCGGTTGGTTTTAACGTACAACCATCCAGTACATATGTATTTTGTCTCAGATTTAGGTGGCACTCCTCTATGCACCCATGGCCATAAAGCAGGAAAAATTAACAAAGTTCCAGTTTTAGGTTGTACTTTGTATCCTGTGTTAAATTCTGTATATCCTCCTTCATTTATATTATTCAAATACCATATAAAAGTAAGTATTCTATCAGAATGACCATCATGATGCCATTCATAAAATTCTTTTGGTTTAGTTCTCTGCATTTGATATCCTCTATCCTCAGTAGATACTGACAACGGAGAAAAACTATCATCAATAAATTCTTTATAATACTCAAGATTATTATTTAAAGACTTATAGAATATTTTATCTTCTTCTTCCCATCCATCAATAGTAGTAATATAAAGATCCGTAGATCTCTTAACAGACAAGTTCATACCACCTAAAGTAAAACCTTGGTATTTTCTATCATCATCTTCAAATTTTTCAATACAATGACTACAGAAATCCTTATCTAGTTCTCCACGTCTAATGTAAATTAATTCATCAAGATTCATTATCTAAAAATTAAAGTTAAAGAAATTCTATATTTTGGTCCACGTATAGATTGTGGTCTAATGGCGTGTGGTATTGAACCATCAAATAATATTATTCTACCAGGTTTATATAACGAAGTGTAGGAAACTTTTTCCAAGTCATTTGGATCATAAAACATTGTCTCGCCATACCAACCATCTTCCCAGTTCAAATTACAATAATATAAGGCAACTTGTTTATTGGGATGTGAATGAATGAAATGCACATCAGATGGACGTATTAAATTGAGAATAATAGATTCTATATTGCCACAAGTAAAAAAAGAAGTTTCGTCCATACATTCAATAATGTATGGTAAAATTTTACTTTCATTCAAATTATTAATCGTCCATGATGAATGAATATTAGGTATAGCTTTATCATTCTCAATAGGGGGACGATCAGACCAACCCAAACTAAAATTAGATCTGGTGCAGTAATCTAATAACTTTTCTCTTACAGTAAAAGGTATTTTATTATCAAATACTTGAAGATTCATACATCATGATCATGTCTTCATAATATAGCATAGAGCATAGTATGGTGGCAAGTTCGCATTAGTTCCAGAATTACCAGTAGTTCCAGAGTTCCCAGATATGCCGTGGCTGTGACTTCCACCACCACCAGAATCACCAGTAACACTGTGACTGTGCTCTCCAGCACCACCCGTATTTCCTGTTCTTGCTCCACAATCATTATCTCCTGCTTTCCAGGGTCTATAACCCTCATTATGTGCTTGTTGGTCAACATAAGTGTGAACGTGAGCACCATTATTATTAGTGCCATAATTTCCATGATCATGAGTGTGATTACCAACAGAATCAGCAGAATAGTTTCCATCACTGTGAGAGTGAGACACTACTATTGCATCAGCACTACCACCAGTGTTATTAACACTATAATTACCTCCAGCACCAACAACAAATCTGTTTCTTAAGTCTGGCGTTCCGTTGCTACCATTACACAATCTCCATCCACTTGGAATAGCATTTGATGCACCAGACCATATGATGATACCACCTGAAGGAACAGCATATGTTGATAATCCACCTTGAGAGCCTTGAACGCCCTGACTACCTACAGAACCTTGAGCACCAACAGAACCTTGACGACCTTGATGTCCTTGAGGACCAGGAGAACCTTGAGCACCAGAACCTGTAGTACCCTGAACGCCTTGATTACCTTGAGGACCAGGAGCACCCTGGACACCCTGAGCACCTTGGACACCTTGAGGTCCAGCTACAGATGAATCAGAACCGGTAGCACCTTGGACACCTTGATGACCTTGAATACCTTGAGGACCGAGGGCACCCTGAACACCTTGAGGTCCAGCACCAGCAGAACCTTGAACACCTTGATGACCTTGAATACCTTGAGGACCAGTAGCACCCTGGACACCCTGAGCACCTTGGACACCCTGAGCACCTTGGACACCTTGAGGACCAGTAGCACCTTGACGACCCTGATTACCTTGAGGTCCAACAGCACCTTGACGACCTTGGTGACCTTGAATACCTTGGACACCTTGGGATCCAGCACCAGTAGCACCTTGGCGACCTTGAGCACCCACAGCACCCTGGACACCCTGAGCACCTTGGACACCTTGAGGACCCACAGCACCTTGGGAACCTACAGCACCTTGACGACCTTGGTGACCTTGAGCACCTTGATCACCTTGATCGCCTTTAGTACCTGTTCTTGCGAAAGTAACGATTATATCCTCATCATTACTAAATGAAGTGGCACCAGAAAGATATGAAACGCTTACCTTATGATAACCAGTTGCCTCAGTATTTGCAGAACTAATAGTGAAAATAGCAAAGTCATTCGCATTTAATCTATTTGATACTCTGACGTGACCTTTAATTGTTGAGGTACTATCATCAATCGTTCTTAAAAATGCTTGAATATCATTGCCACCGTCATCTTCATCATCAATATACATTAACGTAGCAGATGATAAATCTGCATTGTTAAACCTCAGATTCCCCTGTCCAGGGTCAGCATCCGTTGTTGAGGTATCAAAAGTATAGTCAAAAGTTGCTCCACCGAAGTTTCCATCAGCACCTTGGACACCTTGAGCACCTTGAGGTCCACCAGGACCTAGTACACCAGATTGACCTTGAGATCCTTGAACACCCTGATGTCCTTGAGATCCTTGAACACCCTGATGTCCTTGAGAACCCTGGACTCCCTGATGTCCTTGAGCACCTTGAACACCTTGATGACCTTGAGGACCGAGGGCACCCTGAACACCTTGTGCTCCTTGAACACCTTGAGAACCAGTAGCACCTTGAACACCTTGGTTGCCTTGGTTACCTTGAGCACCAGATCCTGTGGCACCTTGAACACCTTGATGTCCTTGAAAACCTTGAGAACCTTGACTAGCAGAAAATCTTTCCCAAATTAATCCAGTCCACTTAAAAGTTACACCATTCTCCGTGTAGATATCATTAAGTGCTGGACTATTTGGAAAATTAAATACCGACATTATCTAGTTTCGGTTTTGAGTATTTATTAGGTCTTGTGCTAGTTAAAAAATTCAGTTTTGTCTTGTACCAATCTAGAGCGAAGACTTTCCTGCAGTTCATCATTTATACACTGCATATACATCTGAACTACAAAATCTTCACCAACTTCAGATATTACATCCTCTGTAACATCCCATTCACTTTCACGACTGTTAACGTAAGACTGTGCTGCCTCTTCAGTCGCAATCATACCATCTTGTATAAGGCATTGTTTTATTTGAGTTAAAACTTCTGCTGGAGTCATACCGTTAGTGTTCTGCTATAGTATATTGATGAATTGGTAAAGTTGGTACAAGAACCATTGCTAAATCTCAAACTCTGAGTTCCTGGATAATTTATAACACTCACACTCGAATTACTTATGGATGGATTTGACTGATTAGAAGCTGACATTGATGGAGTAGATATTGTAACAGTATTTGTTGTATTATCAGTATTTGTATGTGTAAACGCACCATTGTTAGACCCACTTACTTCAAATTGGAACAGACCCAAATTCATCTCTCTACCATTTGATTGATTCCTGCCAATTTTTATACTAGTAGAGAGAACAGTCATATATCCTTCATTTACAGTGAATCCACGAAAATATCCTCCTGACGTATTAGTATCAACTGAAACTGCTCTAATCACATCACCATTGCTATCTACACATACTGCAGTGCTATCCGAAGTACCTCTAAGCCATACCTCATAGACAATTTCATCTACGAACATATGATTATTCCCAATACTTGCTCCAGAATATGTTTTAGTCCACTGAACTGTTCCACTGCTGTTTAGTTTCATTATTCCTGGAACATATGATCCATACGAACCCGTCCTTGCACCAACAAAAATGTCTCCACTTTTTGTAACGGCGATACTACCAAGAAACCCAATATTAGATGTCCAGGTTTTTTTCCACTGCACAGTTCCACTTGAATTAAATTTTATAAGATGTTCGCCGCTAGAACCACCAGAACCAAAAACAAGCACATAAACATTATTATTACCATCAACAGCTATACCTCTAGTAGTTGTAGATCCAACATTACTTGAATTATTATTTTGACTGCCAGCAACACTTATCCATTTGGTCCATGAAACAGTACCATCACTATTCCAAACAGTAAGCATGACATTAGAATTTATAGCCCCAACTCCAGAACCTCCATTATTATATGTTCCACCAACAGCAGCAAATCTTCCATCAGTAAATGAAGCACAATGTTCAAATCTGTCATCAGAATAATAATACCAACCTCCACCACCAGATCCCCATTCAAAATAATTTCTTCCATAAAATTTTTGCCACTGAAGAGTTCCTGAACTATTATATTTTGCTACTAAACAATCAGTTGAATTTCTTGACCAGTTATAACCATCTTGCTGCATTGAAGTTGTAGTTCCTGCAACATAAATTTCATGAGTTATAGGATTAAGACACAAGTCATAAAATCTATCCTCTCTTCTCCACGTAGAACCAGTAGATGGATCATTCTGCATGCCATCCTTTGAAAGTTCTCTAATCCATAGAATATTCCCCATTCTATCAAATTTCATTATTACTGCTCTTCGAGCATAATGATTTGTAGGAGTGTTGCTATCTTCAGATGGGTTAGTATAACGATCACCTACTGCATAGATATTTCCTGTTCCTGGTTCGATTAATACATTTTGAAAATCATCTTTACCAGAACGAGCAAGATAGGATGTACTTGTCGTTGTCCTCCCTCCATCTGCTGAAAAGGCATATTTTGAAGTGTGAAGTGTAGATGCCTGAATTGCTAACATTATGCGAGTCCTGAACCTGTGATTATAAACTCATTAGAGGCAACACACATAACAGTACAAACACCTCTCTGTGCTAAAGTTCTAGTTCCAGTTATATTAGAACCAGATAGTCTCAATGTAACACTGCTTCCTTGAGTGATTGCTATACTTGAACTAGAATTATTGTAAATTGTTGTAGCATCTGGCACACTAAAAACACCAGAAGGAACAGTTACGTCTGAATTGGTTGTAATTAATCTATTGTTATCTGATGAAGTCAGAGTATAAGCACTAGTTTTACTGGAATGTGCCATAGGAGCGCCAGCAGAACCTTGAACGCCTTGAGGTCCAGCAGCACCTTGAGCTCCAGGAGCACCTGTACCAGTAGAACCTTGGCGACCTTGAGCACCTTGAACACCTTGAGGACCAGGAGCACCTTGGGCACCTTGGGCACCTACAGCACCTTGACGACCCTGATTACCTTGAGATCCAGGAGAACCTTGAACGCCTTGTGCTCCTTGAACACCTTGAGGACCGGCTACAGTTGAAGGGGCACCTTGACGACCTTGGTTACCCTGAACACCAGGAGAACCTTGAACGCCTTGTGCTCCTTGAACACCTTGTGGTCCTGCTACAGATGAATCTGATCCAGGAGAACCTTGAACACCTTGATGACCTTGAGGACCAGGAGCACCCTGGACACCCTGAGCACCTTGAACACCTTGAGAACCTACAGCACCTTGAGCTCCTTGAGCACCCACAGCACCTTGACGACCCTGATTACCTTGAGATCCAACAGCACCTTGAACACCCTGATTACCTTGAGCACCTTGGACACCTTGAGGTCCTGCTACGTTTGAATCAGTTCCACTGGTGCCTTGAGCACCCTGAACACCTTGAGATCCAACAGCACCTTGAACACCCTGATTACCTTGAGCACCTTGACGACCCTGATTGCCTTGTGATCCCTGAACACCCTGATTACCTTGAGCACCTTGGACACCTTGAGGTCCTGCTACGTTTGAATCAGTTCCACTAGTGCCTTGAGCACCCTGAACACCTTGAGAACCTACAGCGCCTTGGCGACCTTGAGCGCCTTGAACACCTTGAGGACCCACAGCACCCTGAGCACCTTGAGCACCTACAGCACCTTGACGACCTTGGACACCTTGAGGTCCTGCTACGTTTGAATCAGTTCCACTGGTGCCTTGAGCACCCTGAACACCTTGAGAACCTACAGCACCTTGACGACCCTGATTACCTTGTGATCCCTGAACACCCTGAGCGCCTTGTACACCCTGAGCACCTTGAACACCTTGAGCACCTTGTACACCTTGATGACCTTGAGCACCTTGTACACCTTGATGACCTTGAATACCTTGAGCACCTGTACCAGTAGAACCCTGAACACCTGGTGCTCCTTGAACACCTTGAGGACCCATGGGTCCTTCAGATACTTCTACCCACTGATTACTATTAGCATCAGCATAATAAACAGCAAGATTGGCACTTAAATTGTTCCACCACAGATTACCAATCTCAGGATTTGCTGGGGCGGTTGATGAAATAGCAACAGTTCCACCAACACCAGTCAAATTTGAACCATCACCATAATAATAATTTGCTGTTACGATACCAGCAGAAAGAATTGTGGTATTAGAAGGATTGGCAGCAGCAAGGGGATTGGTTGTTCCAATACCAACATTAGTTAGAGTATGAATACCGGAATTTGTAGCTCCCCATCTATTAACAGCAGATATTTCATCTAAAAGACCAGCGTTGGCATCAACCCATTGAGCACTATCACCATCATCATAATAAATTTTAAGACGACCTGTATCACTTTCCCACCATAAATCTCCAGAATTTGGACTTGGAGGAGCATCGTCAGATATGGTTACAGTCTCACTACCACCAGAAGTTTCTACCCACTGAGCACTATCCTGATCCACATAGTAAACATAAAGCTCACCAAGATCACTATCCCACCACAAATCACCATTAACTGGTGTTGGATTTGTTGGTGGATCTTCAGAAACCTTTACTCTAGCAGTAGAAGTATCAATTGTAATTGTGGAGATAGTGCCACTAGCGATAGCAGTGACACCAGCACCTACAAAGTTGAGTTTTGATATACTATTGGCAACACCAATCAGAGTTCCTTCATCAAAAACACTAATACCACCCGGTTCCAATCCAGGTTGTTGCTGCCAATATCTATCGTAAGTATCACCATTAGGAATGGTGATTAATTGGTAATATGTATTGGATAGAGGAACACTTTTTTCACCAGGATATCCTAGATTTGGTTCTACCTCACCTGGAGAAACATAAAGATGTCGGTCAGTATGCAGACCGGCATTATTAACAATCTTGACTCTACCACTAAGATATCGCTGCGTCGGTTTTCTTGCGTCTGCCATATTCTATTACGCCGTGGTATTTTCAAGAATACTTGCTAAGAATTCCATCTGAAGTGGTGCGACCAATCCACCAGCAGTCGAAACTCCCACGTAAACTGTAATGGTAGTTCCAGTCACAGCAGTAATAGCAGTTTGAATACCGGCAACAGGATCTGTAGGTCTAGGATATGCGTGCTCTGTAGAATTATTATCTTGAGTACAGGTAAACACTAATGAAGACGTGGCAATACTTACTGTATCGGAAGTTGTAAGTCCGTGAGAACCAAGAGTAAGATTTAAATTACCAGTTTTTCCACTATATTCTGCTGCGGTTGGTGTATACTTGTTATTATTATTATCTGTGATTGATTCTGCCTTAGAACGCACAAAGTAGTGAATGGCGGGGTTGAAAATGTGAACGTATCCAAGAGAACCACCAACGAATGTTGTGAATGTTCTTGAGGTTCCTACATTATCAGTGATGCTATCAACGGTATAGGACTGTTGAGGGTCTGGAAATATAGTTGTCGTAATACCTGTGCTTCCAAGACAAGTGAATGCAAGTCCAGCAAGAGTAACTTGATCACCCGCTTCAAATCCATGTGGGTCCATGGTTGTGACGGTAGCAACACCAGCAGGTTCGTGATATTTTACATCATAGACTGTTCCTATACCAGTCTGATTTGCGGTTATGTATAATCTATCAAGCGTAGTAGCAGTCTTTTCTAACACTAATCTACCATCAATTAAGATGGCAGCATCATTAGGTGGAATCTCAATATCTTTGATTACTCTAATATCTCTTTGATTACCCGTACTTCTTG